AACCGCTGCGAGCGCACTTCCGCTAAATCGTAAGAAACCCGATCTATGAGGTAGGGATTTGAGGCAGCGCGGACGGCCTTCGGCAGCGTCTCTTGCCACCATTGCTGTACCTCTGGAGGTGGTCGAGCGTGTACGCGCACCGCACGACCTGAATGACGAGGAAACGGAGGTTTGGGTATCGGTTGTCAATTGCGAACCAGCGGACTGGTTCACACAATCAACCATACCTCTCCTCACCCAATATTGTCGGCACGTCGTCCAAACCCGGCGCATCGCCGAGTTGATCGAGCGCGGGACTTCCGATCCATCATTGGAGGTAAAAGACTATGATCGGCTGCTGCATATGCAACAGCGCGAGAGTGCGATCATGATGACGCTCGCAACCAAGATGCGGATCACCAATCAATCGACAATCAATCAGCGCGGCAATAAAATTAGCCGCACCAGGAAGAAGCCTTGGGAGGGATAGGGTGTCTCCTGTTTCTGATCTGATTGGTCAACGTTTTGGCCGGCTTGTAGTGCAGGCTAGGGCCGGAAGCACGGCACATGGCAATGTGACTTGGCTGTGTGTCTGCGACTGTGGAAGTGCGGCAGAGGTTGCGGGAGGCAAGCTCAAGTCCGGCCACACGCGGTCTTGTGGCTGCCTGGTCAAGGAAACGGTTGCCGGCCTCGGACTGACATCGAAGCTGACGCATGGTCATTCCACGAATCGTCAGCATACCCGCGCTTACAGCACTTGGCACGGAATGATGTCGCGCTGTCTCAATGCAAACCATCGGGCTTATGAATACTACGGCGGGCGCGGCATAAACGTCTGCGATCGCTGGCGGTCATTTGAGAACTTTTACGCCGACATGGGCAATCCGCCCGAGGATCTGACGCTCGACCGCATCGACAACTCCGGCAATTACGAGCCCGGCAACTGCCGCTGGGCGCCACGTGCCGAACAGCTTGCTAACCGGCGGCCTTACAAAAAAGCTGCATGAAACGATCGCAGCGGAATATTAAGTGGGCGGAAAAGCATATTCGCCTGCCAGAAGGCAAATTTGTAGGTAAGCCATTGAAGATGGCTGAGTTTATGAAGGAGGATTTCCGTGCGATTTATGACAATCCGCACGGCACACGACGCGCGATAATTTCGCGAGGCAGAAAGAACGCCAAGACCACGGAATGCGCAATTATCCTTCTGCTGCATCTGTGCGGGCTAGAGGCTAAGGCAAACAGCCAACTGTTTTCGGCAGCACAGTCCAGAGACCAGGCCGGGATCTTGTTTTCGCTGGCTGCGAAGATGGTTCGGCTTTCGCCGGACCTCCTTAGCGTTGTCACTGTGCGGGACACTGCAAAGCAGTTGGCCTGTCCGGAAATGGGAACGCTGTACCGGGCGCTTTCTGCGGATGCCTCAACTGCTTTCGGCCTATCGCCTATTCTGACGATCCACGACGAGGCCGGTCAGATCAAAGGGCCACGCTCGCCACTGTATGAAGCACTGGAAACCGCGACGGCGGCACAGGAGCAACCGCTATCGATCATCATCAGCACCCAGGCACCAACCAATAACGATCTTCTGTCCGTGCTGATCGACGATGCGTTGACGGAGGCAGATCCGCGCACGGTACTTCGCCTGCAGTATGCGCAGGATGGCATCGATCCGTTCGGTGAGGAAGCGATCCGCCAGGCCAATCCGGCATTCGACGTGTTTATGAACCGTGAAGAAGTGCTGGCTATGGCGGAGGATGCTCGCCGGATGCCAAGCAGGCAAGCAGAGTTCGAAAACCTCGTTTTGAACCGCCGCGTTGAGACAAGTTCACCCTTCATCTCGCGCACGACATGGGACGCTTGCCGTGGCGAGGTGCTCGACAGTTTCGAGGGCCTGCCGGTTTATGGCGGCCTCGATCTTTCGGCTACCGCCGACCTGACGGCGCTGGTGCTGATGGCGCCGCACGAGGGCAGGTTTCACGTGAAGCCTGTCTTCTGGCTGCCGCGGGAAGGACTGCGGGAGAAGGCGGCGCGCGACCGCGTGCCGTATGATCTCTGGCAGCGTGAGGGTTTCCTCGAAACGACTCCGGGCCGGTCGGTCGAATACGAGTTTGTGGCCGAATACCTGCGCGGCGTTTTCGACCGCTACGATGTCCAGGCGCTCGGCTTCGACGACTGGAATTATCGACACCTGAAGCCGTGGCTGATCCGGGCGGGGTTTCCCGAAGACGAGCTGGAAGCGAAGTTTCTTCCGATCCGGCAGAACTACAAGGAAATGTCGCCGGCACTGCGCTCGCTGGAGAGTGCGTTGCTGGAACACAAGCTGATGCATGACGGGCATCCGGTACTCGCCATGTGCGCGGCGAATGCCGTGGTGGTCAGCGACGGCAAGGACAACCGCATGCTGACCAAGCTGAAGAGCCGCGGCCGCATCGACGGCATGGTGGCGTTGGCATTGGCGCACGCGGTCGCTGGCACATACGAGGCGCCGCCGGTGCTCGACATCATGGCGCTCGCCGCCTTCGCATAGAAAAGGATTTCCGCAATGCCGCTGCAAGTGATCAACGGGCCGGTGATCGCGGCCGGCGAAAGTCTGTCGGAGGGGGTTGACCTCGCCGGCGGGCAGCTGGTGCGGATTACCGCGCCAGCCGATTGGGACGGCAGCAATCTCAGCTTCCAGATTTCCAGCGACGGCAACGGATATAACGATCTCTATACGGCACGCGGCCGAGGGGCCTGATCCGCAGGTCGACCGGCAGGAGTTCGCGCTCGCGGTCTGGTCGGAGCAATCCGCCTGACCACCTAACCCCTAGGAGGGGACTTCCTCAAATGACGCTCTACCGCACGACGGTCTCGGCCGGCGAGGGGATGGATTTTGTCCTTTCGGACGGCACGCTCGACCGGCACGGCACACGCATCAATCCGCGCGGCTGGGAGGTTGGCAAGTACTTGCCGGCGCTGTTCGGCCACGCCGGCATTCCCATTGGCCAGTGGGAAAACGTTAGGGTCGAGGGCGAGCGGTTGCTCGGCCGCCTGGCGATGGCGGCGAAGGGCACGAGCGCGCGCATCGACGAGCTGCGCAGCCTGGTTGAGCAGGGGATACTCCGCGCCGTCAGCGTTGGCTTTGAGGTTCTCGACCTCGGCAAGCCGGGGCAGAGCGAGTTTGACTACGAGCGACAGCAGCTCGTCGAGGCTTCGCTCGTCACGGTCCCGAGCAACCCCAACGCGCTGGCGCAAGCGCGGAGCCTGAACATCTCTGAATCCACCCTTGGCCTGGTCTTTGGCGAGCAAGCCGCGAGACCGGCGAAGTCTAACGGCGGGCACGCCGCGACATCTCCGATTAACGGAAAACCTAAAATGGAAACTCTCGCAACGCGCATTGAAACTGCGCAGACTGATTTGAACGCCGCACGCGATGCGCTGACTGCGCATCTCAAGGACGACAACGCCGACACCGAGCAGACGGATGTTTTCAGCACCACGGTGCTGGAGCGTGAGAACAAGCTCGCCTCTCTGGAGCGAGCCGAGAAGGCACTTGCGGTGCGTGCCGCTGAAACTGCGCCGGCGAAAGCGGAGCTGCCGAAGCGCAAGCCGCTCGGCATGTCGCTGAAGGAAACCTCGCCGCAGGATCACTTCATCCGCGCCGCGAGCGTGCATCTCCTGTCCTACATGACGCGGCAGCCGCTGGAGCAGGTGCTGGAGCAGCGTTACGGCGACTATCGCGACTACGAATACACTCAGATCATGACGCGCGCCGCAGTGGCAGCGGCAACGACCACAACGGCTGGATGGGCGGCTGAGCTGGTCCAAACGGCAACGACGGAATTTCTGAGCAATCTAAACGCCGACGCGGTGTTCCCGCGCCTGGCGGCGCTTGGAACGTCGATGACTTTCGGACCTAATTCCGGGGCTATCAAAATTCCATCGCGGGCCACCACGCCATCGATCGGCGGCTCATTCGTGGCGGAAGGCGGCGTCATTCCGGTTCGGCGTCTCGGGCTGACTTCAATCACGCTAACGCCGCACAAGATCGGCGTCATCTCGGTATTTACGCGCGAAATCATGCGCTACAGCAATCCGACAATCGAGAGCATTGTTCGCGAGGCGATCAACGAAGACACGCAGATCATGATCGACTCGCTGTTGCTCGACGCAACGGCGAGCTCGGCGACGCGGCCGGCGGGTCTGCTGTTCGGCGTGTCGGCCACGACGGCTTCGGCGGCCGCCACTGCCTATGCCAAGATCCTGGCGGATCTGAAGGCGCTTTCCTCGCCGTTCTATGCGGTCAACGCCGGGCGCAAGCTGGTGCTGCTGGTCAATCCGGCCAATGCGCTGGAACTGTCGATGGCGCCGGGGCCGGATGGGACGTTCGGTTGGGTCAACGGGATAACCCAGCGGTTCACTATCCTTGAGAGCACCAATGTTACCTTGAACAAGGTGATCATGATCGACGCGGCAGATCTGGTCTCGGTACTCGGCGCGCCTGAGTTTGAGCTGTCCGAGCAGGCGACGCTGCACATGGAAGACACCACGCCGCTCGCTATCGGCACCGCCGGCTCGCCGGCAACGGTCGCGGCGCCGGCCTCGTCGATGTTCCAGGAGGCCAAGGTCGCGCTGCGCATGCTGCTGGATGCCAACTGGGCCATGCGGCGCACCGGCATGGTGCAATACATCACAACGGTTAGCTGGTCTTAATCTCTCAACAGGAAAGGTCGAGGCAATGGCTGAGACAAGAGCAATGGGCACGGCCGACAAGGCCGCGTGGAAGCCCGGCGAGGTGCGGACCTACGAGGAGGCGCTCAACGCGCCTATCGAACCGGCCACGCCAACACAGGCGGAGCTTGACGCGATGAAGACTGGCGAGGAACTCGAGCCTCCTCCTCCGGAGGGCGAGACGCAGGAGCAGCGCAAGAAGCGCGAGGAGGACGCCCGCAAGAAGCGCGAGGCGAAAGCTGCGGCAGATCAGCAGGCGAGCTATCAGACGCGCAATGCCTAACTGGCTGTCGCGTGTGTTCAAGCCTTCGGCGGTGCGAGCCGCCGAGGGTGCTTATCGTCCAGGGCCGTATCTGCTTAGTGACGGTTGGCTGCCTGCCGGCTCCGGCTGGAATTTCTGGCAGCAGGGTATCTCGCCGCAGCCATACGGCGAAGCCTCGGCGATGGTCGAGGCGTGCGTAGGTGCCTATGCGCAGACTACCGCCATGTGCCCCGGCGATCACTGGCGGGCGCTCGACAACGGCGGGCGGGAACGGGTTACGAATTCAGGGCTGAGCCGCATTCTGCGGCGGCCGAACGATTATCAGACGATCTCCGACTTCCTGATGAACATCACCCGCCGCCTCTACTCGCGCGGCGAGGCGTTTGCTCTGGCGCTCAGGAACGACCGCGCCGAGATCGTCGAACTGCATTGGACGCGCGAGGGGCAAGCGCAGGTCGGCGAAGACGGGTCGATCTTCTACAGCCTGCGCGGCAACGAGGTGCTGGAACGGCGTCTTGATATGTCGGTGCCTGTCCCGGCGCGCGATGTCCTGCATGTGCGGCTGCATACGCCGAAGCATCCGCTGATGGGCGTCTCGCCGATCCTGGCGACGACCTTGGAGCTCGCCATGAACGGCGCCGCGCTCAATCAGCAGGTCCAGTTCTACCTCAACCAGGCGCGGCCCAGCTTCATCTTGGAGACGGATGAGAAGCTCACCAAAGAGCAGATGGAGATCTTCCGCAACTTCTGGCGCGAGCAGACGAGCGGGGCCAATGCCGGCGGAACGCCGATCCTGAATTGGGGGATGAAGGCGAAAGAGATCACCAAGAGCGCGAGCGACGGGCAGCTCGCCGACATGCTGAAGATGAGCGATGCGAATGTCGCCCTGGCGTTCCGCGTGCCGCTGCCTGTGCTTGGGGTTGGTGGAACGACGTTCGCTTCCACAGAGCTGCTGATGCAGTCGTGGATAGCGTCGGGGCTCGGCTTCTGCCTGAACCATATCGAGGAAGCCTTTGGCCAATTGTTCCGGCTGCGCGGCTGGCCGGACGAATATCTTGAGCTCAACACGGCGGCGTTGCTCCGTTCGGCGCATCGCGAGCGCATCGAGGCGCTGGCGCGCGGCGTGATCAGCGGCATCTTCTCGCCGGATGAGGCGCGCGCGAGCGAGGATCTACCGGCGGTCGAGGGCGGGCACGGTGCCATGCCAAGAGTTCAACAACAGGTCGTGCCGCTATCGTTCGGGACGGACATGAAGCCGCCCGATCCCAACAAGCCGACGCCTGCGGCGGCTGATCCGCCGCCCGACACCCAAAGCGAGGGCGAGGATGCACAACAGGAGCGGCAATATTATCCCGCTGAAATCGCCGACAGCATCCTTGAATACGCCGCAACTCTTCACTGAGGCGCTGCGTCAAGCACTCGGCATTGTCGTCGCCCGGTCGCAAGCCGATCTCGAATTGGTGCGCGAGCGTGCCGATGCGATCGTTGCGGCCGCCAACGCGCGAGTGGTCGAGGCCGAGGCGCGTATTGCCAGGATGGAGCAGAGCGTCGCCGACCGCCTGGCGGCGGTGCGTGACGGCAGCGACGGCAAGGACGGCGAACCCGGGGAGCAGGGCGAGCGCGGCCTGCCTGGGGATAAGGGCGAGCCTGGGGACGCCGGCAGGGATGGCCGGTCGTTCGCTATACGCGGCACATGGTCGGAAACGGAAGCCTATCGCGAGCTTGATGTGGTGGCGCTGAACGGAGCGTCATTTGGTGCTAGGCGTGACGACCCGGGGCCATGTCCCGGCGACGGCTGGCAGTTGATCGCGGCGCAGGGCAAGCGCGGCAATGCCGGCGAGCGCGGCGCATCGGTGCGCGGCGAGCGCGGCTTGCCTGGGGTGGCGCCGGCGTCGATTGCCGTCGATGACGACGGCATGCTGACGCTGACTAACGCTGACGGCTCGCGGGTGAACTGCGATCTCTATCCGCTGCTGGTCAAGCTGGTGCGCTGATGGCAATGGAACTGATTACGGCCGCGGCCCCGGTCGTCAGTTGGGCTGAGGCAGACGCACATCTCAGGCTCGACGATGACACCAGCCAACAAGCCTATGTCGAGGGCCTAATCGCTGCCGCGACGGCGCATCTGGAGGCCGTGACCAACCAGGCATTCGGGGCGCAGACGTGGGAGTTGACGCTTGACGCCTTTCCGGCCGGCGAAATCCTTCTGCCGCTCGGACCGCTGATCTCGATCGCTTCGGTCAAGTATGACGACGTGGACGCGGTTGAGGCTACGGTCGCGTCGGAAAACTACGTCGCCGACAGCGCCAGAAATCCCGGCTACGCCGTGCCGGTCTCCGGCTATGTCTGGCCGGCAACGGCAGCAGGCGGCATCAACGCGGTGCGCGTGAGCTATCAGGCCGGGCGTTCGTTGATCCCGCCGCAGGTCAAGCCGGCGGTGCTGTTGCTGACAGAACACTGGTACAACAACCGATCGGCGGTGTCGGAGCTCAGTCTTGCTGAAGTGCCAATCGCTACCTATCCGCTGATCGCGTCTCTGCGTCTGCCGGCATGCTGACATGAGCAACGCCGGCGACCTGCGCAAAACAATGGCGTTCGCAAAGCCGGATGATGTCGACGACGAATACGGCAACCCGTCCACGGGTTGGCAGGCCATGTTCACCCTGCACGCGCAGATCACGCCGCGGCTCGGCGGCGAGACGGTCGAGGCGGCACGTCTAGCGGGGCAGCAGCCGGTGGTTATCAGGCTGCGGTATTCGCCCAACGCAAAGCAGATCCGCACCGATTGGCAGGCGACCGATGTCGACAGCGGCATCGTTTACAACGTGCGGGCCGTCACCGATCCATTCATGGGAAATGCTCGGCATGGCCAATGGATCGACGTGCTGGCTGAATCGGGCGTGGCAATCTGATGCCGTGCGCATCGTGTCAGCAGCGGCGCGAGGCGATCGCCAGGATCGCGCGGGAAGTTGGAACGATTGTTTTCGGCGGCAAGCGAGTGCTGTCCAGGCCAGCGCCGCCGCAATCGAAGGGCGACGATGGCAAACGTTGAGAAGGAGCTGCATGGCGCTATTTACCAGCGGCTCATAAATGATCCAGTCGTGTCATCTTTCGTGAACGGCCGCGTTTACGATGACGTGCCTGCGAGTGCCGTATTCCCGTATGTGACAATCGCGCCGGTCGATAGCGTCGAGGATGACGCCGACTGCATCACCGGGCTTGAAGTGGCGCAACAGATCGACTGTTGGAGTCGCGCCAAAGGTTCTCTCGAATGCAAGGACCTCGTCGATGCAGTGCGCGCTACGCTGCACGATTACGATCTCGATCTCGCGACTAATGCGCTCGTCTTCTTCCAGTGCCGGAGTAGCGCGGTCAGGAGAGACCCTGATGGGATCACCAAGCACGGCATCCTCGGCTTCGAGGGCGTAATAGAGCGCCACTAAAGGAGATGTGTGCGCTTCGCGGATTTCTTGACGTTATCGCGCGCCCAAAGAGGCCGCAGATTCGACAACGCCCAACCTGCCTTGAACTCTAGACTGTCAGGAGAAGAATAGCCGAAGGAAGAAAGCGGGATGATGTGATCGATATGCCAGAGCCGCATGTTTTTCCACGACATGCCTGGCAGAAATTGTCGTTCGATGTGCCGGATAAGATCATCCAGAGAGTAATCGACGAACGATCGCCATCGACGGCCTCCTTTGTCGCCTTGAAGTGACCGCCTGATCATCCACTTCATCCGCTTGTCGACCGCGTATTTAGGATCGGTGCGACGGCGTTCACGTTCGCGGCGCAGAAGTTCGTCGCGGTTGCGCTCGCGGAAATCGGTGATCGTCTCACTCCGGACGATCAAACTGCACTCCGAGCAATAGTGGGGACCAGACCGGCTTCGCTTGGGGGCCTCCGTTTCGCAGCGTTCACACTTAAACATCTGGCCGATCTTGGGCTGTCCGCGGGCCGCGCTTTTGCGGTGGTGTTCGCGCAGCTCGAACACGCGGCGGCATGGCGCGCCGCAGTATTTCGAGGGGCCGTGACGCCGCCTTTCGAACGCCGCATCACAAACTACGCAACGAACTAGCATGTTTCGACGATAGCACATCGTCGAACTTACTGAAAGGAAAGGATTATACGATGGCAAGTCCGGTCACTGCCAAATTCGGCAAGATGCTTGTCGAACTCGGAGATGATGCAACGCCGACCGTCTATGCGGCGCCCTGCGGGTTCACGAGTAAAGGGGTGACAATCTCAAAGAACCTGCAGGAAGTGAACATCCCCGACTGCGACGACCCGGACGCCCCGACCTGGGTCGGCCGTGACGTGCTTAGCCAGTCGGCGACCATCACCGGCGATGGAGTGGCGGCGGCCGAAAGCATAGCCGATTGGGACGACGCAGCAATGTCTACCGAGAGTGTCCCGATGCGCGTCACAATCGACTTCGGTGCCGGCGCCACTGGCGGCAAGAAAGTGATAACCGGCAAGTTCCATGTCGACTCGGAGGCTTATGCTGCGGCGCAAGGCGGGCGCGTGACGCTCGCCATCAATGCCGTGTCGGATGGGGCGATCACCGCTGTCTGGACGCCTGGCGTATGATCGGCGACGGCTCGGCGGTGTTTTCGGCCGCCGGCAAGGACTGGTCGTTCAAGCTTACGATCGGCCAATGGATCAAGCTGCAGAAGCATTTTGGCGGCGGGCCGCAGAAGATATCCGCGCGCTTCGGCGGTGATGATTGGACGGTCGAGGACGTGCGCGAGATGATCGAGCGCGGCCTCGAGGGCGGCGGCATGGACGCCAACGAGGCACGCGAAAATGCGACCATCATCTTCAACGGCCAGGCGCTCGATCCGAACTACAAGCTGGCGATCGACATCATGGGCTCGGCCTGGGCGGGCATGGACGAATACGCCAAAAAAAAGCAAGTCGTCGAAGAGGCGACGGCCGCGCTGTCGAGGATCGCGACGGGCAATGGGACTTCATCGAGCTTGTCGGAGTCGGCCTCCTCGCCGGCATCCAGCCGTCGGAAGCCAAGCAGCTCAGCCTTGGCGAATATTTCGCAGTGATCGAGACCTGGGGCGAGGCGCATTCCCCGCGTGAGCGCATGTCGGACGATGACGCCGACGAAATCTGGGAGTGGATGCAGACGCAGCCGCTCGCGCCGCTGACGCTGAAGGATGCGAGGGCAAATGCCAACCGGGCTTGAGAAGGTCAGGCGGCGGCTGGTCAACGAAATCCCCGCGGCCGTCCGAGCCGCGCTTGAGCAGGCCATGATCGAAAGCGCTGATCTTATCGTCCGTGGTGCGAAGCTGCGGGTGCCGGTGGACGAGGGCGACGTGCAGGATTCCATTCGTCGGCATGGTGTCAAGGAAGGCAAGCGCGGCGGGCTCTACGTGGCCATGACTGCCGGCGACAGGACGACCGAGGCCGACACCTGGCAGGTGGCGCGGCTGCTGGAGTTCGGCACAATGAAAATGCCTGCGCAGCCATATCTCCTCCCGGCATTCCGGGCGAACCGTCGCCGCGCCAAGGCGAAGATGCGCCGCGCCGTGCGCGATGCGATCCTGAAAGGCTGATTGCATGGCGGCCGATGATGCAGCGGTGGTTGTAACTCTAAGAGCAAATTTGAAGGACTACGAGGCGGCGCTGAAATCGGCGGTGCGCTCGACGGAGACTGCGGCTAGGGCGGCCGAGAAGGCTGTTTCCGGCATCGGCAAGGGCGGTGGTGCCAGCAAGGTCATTGAAGGCAATTTCAAGAAGTCCAGCCAGGCGATCGCCAACGACGCGAAGATCCTGCAATTCCAATTGAACGATATCTTTTCCGGACTGGCATCGGGGCAGGGCATCCGCGCGGTGCAGGTGCAGCTCGGCCAGATTGCGCAGCAGATGACGGGGGCGAGCCTCGCCGGTGGAGCGCGGCTGCTCGGCACGGCTCTCGCCGGCATGATCAATCCGCTCAATCTTGCAATAGTGGCGTTCGGCGTATTGGCGGGCGTGGCGGCATCGTATTTCACCAGCAGCGAGGAGGCGGCGAAAGAGGCTACGAAGGAACTCAAAAAACAGTCTGACGAACTGGACGACCTCGCCAAGAAATACGGCAAGCTGTTTCCTGAATTGCAGAAGGCGGCTGATCGCCAGCACGCATTGCTGGATGCTGCCGAGAAGGCGGTCGCAGTTCAGACAGCGCTCAATGCCGCCTACGAAGATACAAACAAGACGCTTACGAAGCTCAGCGATCAATTTCTTGAAATCCAAAGCCTGCTCGATTTCGGCGACGCGCCGAATGTGCTCAACGCGATCACCAAGTCATTCAATGATCTTAAGGAGGCGGTTAAAAATCACAATGCCAGTAGCAAGGATGCGCAGGAGCTTCTCAAAACACTGAACGGGATTATCGCCAGCACTGAGGGGCGGACGAAAGAACTCGCCACCACAATGCGCGATGATCTCGTCAAGTCATTTCAGGAGCTGGACCGCGCCGCGAAATCAGCCGGCGAGACGATACAGAACTCGCTCAATTTCCAGATGCCTGGTGCGGGCGGCTCGCTCGACCTGACGCCGCTTTTGCGGGCGCGGGCGGGTGCTCTGGATGCGTCGCTCGAAAAGGCCGCCGACGCAATCGACGGATTTACGGAGCGGGTGATCCAGGCCGAGAGCGGCGGCAATCCCAATGCGAAAAATCCGCTGTCGTCGGCGACCGGCGCGGGCCAGTTCATCGACAGCACATGGCTGGAGGTATTCAAGCGCAACTTCGCCACTGAAGCGGCCGGCATGTCGGATGCCGCCATCCTGGCGATGCGGACGGACATTGAAGCCAACCGGCGAATGATCCGCGCCTATGCTACCGAGAACGCCAAGCTGCTGATTGATGCCGGCCAGGAGGTGAACGAGGCGGCATTGCAACTGGCGCACTTCCTCGGGGCGGGAGGCGCTATTGCTGTCCTGAAGGCAAAGCCCGGAACGCCGGTCTCGCAAATTCTCTCGTCCAGCCAGATCAATGCCAACCCGTCGATCCTGGGTGGCGGTGCCACGCGCGAGGATGTGCTGGCATTTGCCGAGCGGCGCACCAAGACGACGGCGGCGGTGAAAGAGCAGAAGAAATCCTATGACGAGCTAGTCGCGTCGATAAACGCCAAGACTGCCGCGCAGCAGCGCGAAAATGAAATCAGTGGTGACTCGTCAAAGAGCGCTGACGAAAAGACCGCCGCACTACAGCGCGAGAAACAGGCGCAGGAAGCGGCGCGGGTCGAACTGGAGCTGAACAACGCCGCGACCAAGGATGGCATCCCGCTTACAGAGGAACTCAAGGCAAAGAACCATGAGCTTGCCGAAGCGTACGCCGCAGCCGGCCTGGCGGCCGATCAGCTCGGCGAGATGCAGAAGAGAGCGACCGCGGCTTCAGAGGCGCAGCGGCAGGCGGCGGAGCAACTCAAGCAGCAATTCGCGGGCGTCTTGAGTAGCGCTCTCACAGGCTTTGCGCATGATCTGGAGAACGGCAAGGATGCCGGCGAGGCATTCGCCGACATGCTGAAGAACGTAGCCTCGCAGCTCATCGACATGGCCATCCAGATGATGATCGTAAAGCCGCTGATGAATTCGCTGTTCGGCGGGGTCGGCGGTGGCGGAACTGCTGCGGGGCTGTTCGAGGCGGGCGGAACGGTAGGACTGTCTGGCCGCCATGACGGTCGCAAGTTTTCGCCGGCACTGTGGGCTGGCGCTCCACGCTTTGCCGCAGGAGGCATGGTCGGATTGCGGCCAGGCGAAATGCCAATCATTGCGCATCGGGGCGAGATTATCATCCCGAACGCCCGACGCATGGCCGGCGCTGGCGCTGCCGGGGGTGGCGGGCGGCATACGGTCGATGTCAGGGTGTCGGCGGCGCCGTCGCCGCTGCTCGATCTCAGCATCAAGACTTCCGCGCGGGCTGCGGAGGAGCGTGCCGTCTCACGCGGGCCTGCGGTAGCGCGTGCCAACAACCAGCGTTTTGCGACGCCGTAGATGGTCAACGTTGGATGGCCTGCGACGCTGAAGCCGAGCGACTTCGGCTTCTACCACATGGAGTCCGACATCAGCGGCGGGCGCAGCATGAGCGGCGGGGAGCAGTTCGTCGGCTCGCCAGGACCGCGCTGGGGCGCGTCGATGACGCTGCCTATCCGGGGTGACGCCGATGTGTTGACGATCAGGGCGTTGCGTTCAAAATTGCAGGGGCGTGCTAATCCGGCAGTGCTTCCGAATTTCGACGGCAGAAGATTATCCTGGCCGGTCGAGGCCGCCACCAGCCGCGTGCTGACGCCGAAGGTGGCGCACCAGCTCGCCGGCACCTACGGGCTGGAAGGAACGCCCTACGCCGGGCCGGAAATCCCGACTGCGGCGCAGATCAATGCCACTATGGCGGCGGCTGCCGTGCGTGCAACACAGGTGGCAATCACCCTGACGCAGGGCGGGCCGCTGAAGGAAGGGCAGCAATTCGGGATTGCCTCGCAGCGGCTCTATGAGATTTCCGAAATTGTCTCGGTGGTGGGCGCGGTGACGACGGCGAAAATCTGGCCGCCGCTGCGCGCGGCTGCGACGGCCGGGACTGTGGTGCAGTTCACGCGCGCCTATTGCCTGATGCGGTGCACGAACATGAGCGACGAACTCGGGGCGCTTGAGGCGCTGCGCTACGCGACGCTCAATCTGCAGTTCGTGGAATACCTCTGAGCATGGGTTTCTTCGACACGACGCAGCGGCCGCTCAGCCAAGGGCTGTCGGTGTTCTACGGCGAGCTGTTCGATGTCGGCTTCACGAGCGGCGCCAGATATTATTGGGACGGGTTCGGCGACCTGACAGCTTACAGCCACACCTATCTCGGCGGCGCTAACGTGGTGTCGCGTTCGGAAATCCCGTTCGGCATCGACGACGAGGCAGGCGACATGCAGTTAACGATGTCCGGCGTCGATGCGCAGATTGTCGCCGCGGTGCGTGCCGAGGAGTCGGAGTTCTACGGCCGGCCGATCGTCCTGTGGGGGCAGTTTTTCGACGAGGCGCTAGCCCCGTCCGGAACGCGCTTTCATATTTTCACAGGCGTCATGGACGTGCCGACCTATGGCGGGACAGGCACGGACAGTCGCACCATAAGCGTGCCGTGCGAGGGCGAGTGGACTGATCGTAATACGGCGCGCAATTCGCTGTTCAGCGACATGGATCAGAAGCGGCGCTTTCCCGGCGATCGCGGGTTGGAATACGTCTACCGCTACACGCCGGGGGTGAAGCGGAAGTGGCCGGTATTTTCCTGATGCATCTGGTCGGATCCGATCCGCTTTCGCGCTTCCTGAATACCGCTGCGGCGCGGCCGTTTGCTTGGGGCGAGTTCGACTGCCTGCTGTGGCTGGCGGATTGGATCGAAACGCGGTGCGGGGTTGATCCAGGCGCCGGCTTCCGGGGGGGCAGGTATTCTTCCATGTTCGGAGCTGCCAGGATCGTCCGTGACGCGGGCGGCATGGTTCCCCTGGTGGATCGCCAGATGCGCGGCGTCGGCCTCTCACGGGCCGATTGTGGGGCTCGGGGGGATATTGCCGTGGTGTCGGTCGGCGGCGTTGGCGGCGAGCACTTCGGCAGCCAGGCCGGGGCGATCCTGCTCGGCGGGACGGCGGTGCTGATGTGTCAGGAGGGATTGTGCATGCCGCGCCTGGCAGACGTGCCGGTGCTGGCGGCATGGAAGGTCTGACGTGCCGCCGGTAATACCGCTGTTGGTCGGTGGCGGTGTCGCTGCTGCTGGCGCTGCTGGTGGCGCTGCCACTATTGGCGGCGTGGCCGGCCTGATCGGCGTTACGAGCGCCACCACTGCGGCAATCGTCAATGCGGGTGTCGGCACTGCGCTGGTGCTGGGCGCCAGCTATGCGATGGCGAAGCTTTCGCCGACACCGAGGCAGCCACGGCCGGCAGACGGGACTGTCGAATACAAAGCGCCGCTCGCGCCGCGGTTTTTTCCTTATGGCAGGTGCAAGCTTGGCGGGCCGGTTTTGTTTCTGGAGACTGCGGACATCTCTTCCAGCATCCGGCTCTTGAAGATAGTTGCGTTCGGCACGCGCGAGCTGGCGGTGATGGACCCGTTCTATATCGACGGGACTGCCGTTACGCTCGGCCCTGATACGGTGTTTGGCACCGGCAGCGACGGGTTTTTCCTTAATTGGACGGCAGACGGTTCGCACGGACAGCTTTGGACCTATCTCGGCAAGGACAGCCAAGCAGCGGCGGCACGGCTTATTTCCGATTATCCCGGCTGGACGAGCGACCATCGGCTGCGCGGCATACCCTACGTCTTCGCCGAGCTAGAGAGCGCAACGCCGTCTAATTTCCAGGAAGCATTCCCGGCCGGCGAGTCCCAGTTCAACGCGGTCGGCGGGGTGAAGCTCTACGATCCGCGCCTGGACACCACCAACGGCGGCTCCGGCTTGCACCGGATGGACGACCCGACGACGTGGGCATTCTCGGAAAACCAGCGGCTCGCCTGCCTGGATTGGATCACCTGGAAGGACGGCTACGCCAAGGATTGGGCGCGCATCGACTGGGCGAGCTGGGTGCCGCAGATCGCGATGGCGGACGAAAACGTGGCGCTCAAGTCAGGCGCTACGGAGAAACGCTACCGCATCGCCACGATCGTATCGCTCAACGAGCCAAAGGGGCGAGTGCTGCGGCGGATAATGGATGCCGGCGACCAGCAGCTTTACACCACGAATGCCGGGCTGATCGGCAGTCGCGGCGGCGTGTGGCAGACGCCGAGCGTGTCGCTGTCCGCCGCTGAAATCCTCGAAGGGCAGTTCACGCACGGCGTCGGCATGATGGATCGCATCAACGAGTTTCAGTTAACCGCCATGCTGCCGTCGCACGACTACGCCGAGGTGGAACTCGCGCCGTGGTCGAATACTGCGGACCCGGAATTTATCGACGGCATCCTGCGCAGCCAGCCGCTCGACCTGACGCAGGTGCCGAGCAATTCGCAGGCGCAGAGGTTGGCGAAGATCAGGATGGCGAAAGTCAATCCGAGATGGAGCGGGTCGGTGCGCACCAGCTTTGCCGGTCTCGACGCGCTGGGCGAGGCGGCGGTCAATTTGTCCTTCGACGAGCTCGACGTGCCGGACGGGTCGTTCGACGGTCCGTTCCTGGTCAACGGCAAGATCGGGTTCCTCGCCGATCGAACCGGCATGACGGTCTCGCTCAGCTCGATTGACCCAGCCTGCTATGACTGGAGTTCGGCGGAGGAGCACGACGCGCCGCCGCTACCTGATGCGCCTTACAACACGGTTGCGCCGGTCGCGTCTGGCAGCCTGACGGTCGGCTCGGTGCTGTCATGCACGACCGGGACATGGACGATGAGCCCGACCGGCTACGCCTACCAGTGGAAGCGCGGCGCGGTCGGTATCGGGGGCGCAACGTCGAGCACCTACACGACGGTCACAGCGGATGGCGGCGCGCTGCTCAGTTGCGTGGTCACTGCAACCAACGCGGCTGGCAGCGGATACGCTACCTCGAATGCGCTCACGATCGCGGCCGGGCCTGTGCTCCCGGCTAATACGGTTCTGCCGGCAATCAGTGGCACGCCAACGGTCGGCCAAACGCTGACTGCGAGCACTGGCACGTGGACCGGCACGCCGACGATTACCTACGGCTACCAGTGGAAGCGGGCCGGGACGGCAATCAGCGGGGCGACATCCTCGACCTATCTGCTGGTCACGGCGGACCTCGGGACGCTGGTCACAGTGACCGTGACAGCGACCAACGGGGCTGGATCAACGGGGGCAACCTCTGCCTCGGTCGGGCCGATCGCGGCGGCACCATTCGCTGCTGTGGCGGTCAACTTTGACGGCACGAATGACTGGCTGACGCGCGGCGCGCAATTCGCCAGCGCCGGAGACGTCAAGACGGGGCTGGTTTCGCTGTGGTTCAACAAGCTCGGCGGCGACGGCGTGCTCGCCCAATTGTTCGGCACGACATCCCGCTTTTCGGTGCGTTTATTGACGACAAACGTTCTTGATATTGTCGGGTCGAATGCCGCTGGCGCGACGAGTTTGGATTTGCGCACGACGCCAACATATGCGGCCGGCTCCGGCTGGAAGCATATCCTGGCTTCATGGGATTTGAATGCGACGACGGGACAGCTTTACGTCAACGATGCCGCTCCGGCGCTGTCAATCAACACTCGCAACAACGATATCATCGACTACACGAATGGCGACTGGAGCGTGGGAGCACTGGTCGCCGGCACCAGCAAGTTGAACGGCGACCTGGCCGAGGTTTTCTTCCACCCCACTTTCCTCGACCTCTCCGTCACCGCCAATCGCCGCCTGTTCATCAGTGCCACGGGCAAGCCGGTATCGCTCGGGGCTAATGGCTCGACACCGCTCGGGGTGCAGCCGGCGCTCTATCTCGGCAATCCGCTGGCGAGTTGGCACACCAATCTCGGCAGCGACGGCGGCATGACCCTACACGGCACGCTCACCAGCGCGTCGACCACTCCAAATTAGGCACCAGCAATGACGACCATCTTCACCGAGGGTGTCTATGACAGCCTGCTGCGGATCTATCACGGCGAGGACATGGTGATTGCGCTGCCGCGCTTCGTCGACCCGCTGACCGTTGTTCCCAACGACCCGGAAAGCGGAACGCCGTGGGACATC